GGGTTTACCATCCGCAGGTTTTTTTAATGCCTAGCGAGATAAAATAAAACAAATGTCAATTAAATCAACAATCGCTGCAGTAGCAGCAACTCCTCTTCTAGTATCTGGTGCAGCTTTTGCTGGTCCATATGTTAATATAGAAGCGAGTGGATCATATCCTGATGGAGCGTACACATCTGGTGGAATCGAAACAGTAGTAGGATACGAAGGCGAAACAGCAAACGGAATTGGATACTATGTATCTGGTGGTCCTGTTGTAACTCATCTTGAGTCAACTGACGAGTTCGGTGACGTTGAGTTCATCGGTTACGTTGGTGGTTCTTATGATAAGTTCTACGGAGAACTATCTGGAGTAACTAACGAAGATAACGTGGACTGGGGTGCTAAAGCAGGTGTTAAATTCACTTTCTAAGTAGCAGTTCTACAACCCAATAAATAAGAGAGTCTTCGGACTCTCTTTTTTTCTCTATTAACTATGGCAAAATCACCAGGTGGAACGGTAATCTATACAAGAACAGGTTGCCCCTATTGCACAAAAATAAAAGAAGTGTATAATACACAAGGTTGGTCTTACACAGAGTACCAACTAGGTCTACAGTTCACACGTCCACAATTTAAACAAGAGTTTGGACAGAATGCCACCTTCCCACAGGTCATTATCAATGGCAACAAGTTGGGTGGATGTACTGAGACTGTAAAATATCTTAGAGAGTCACAATTAATTTGATTGTAATGAAAAACTACGACCCCCACAACGAGATGTTATACTCTTTGTTGGACAAGACGATTGATACTGCAGTCGCTGAGGGTAGATATCTCTTTAGTATGGAGGGATATCTTACAGGTCATGACTATACTAGAAAGCAGACCAAGAGTCTGCTAGAGTCCACAGTCTTCGCTGAAGTTAAGGAAGCACACGATGAACTATCAGGTTACATACGTGGAGACTCTATGCTCAAAGAAGCATACGGTTTCATTCCAAAAGCAAAAGCAAAGAAGACTAGAGACTACTTTAAAAAGATCATTACTCAGGCAGAAGAGTACTATGATCAACGAAAACCAGGACGCAAACTGGGTTCGAAGAACAAATCTAAACGCACTAAATAATTAAAACTAACGGAGTAACGTATGACTGATATTTCTTTTCTTTACATTGCGTTCTTCCTAACATTGGGTAGTTTTTTCTTAGGTTTCGTGCTATCATGGAATCTGAAAGACGTATTCGATGAGTGGTCTGAACGAGCAGACTATGCACAACAGGTAATCCATCCAGAAATGTATAATGCAGAGGGGGAACTCGCTAACCCTGATGAAATACTTTACTTGCGTTTTACTGATATTGATGCTACACTAGACGATGATGAAGAGTAAACTATGAAACTATTGATTTCAGAAGTGCTTCAGAAAGCACATAATGCAAAGACAAAGGCAGAGAAAATAAAGATCTTACAAGAGCATAAAACTCCTGCACTAATGTCTATGTTCATAATAAATTATGATGAGAGTGTTGTTCCCCTAGTACCATTAGGTGAAGACGTACCCTATCGTAAGAATGAAGCACCAGAAGGTACTGAGCATTCTAAATTAGAGCATGAAGCAAGGATACTATTCCACTTCTTTAAAGGTGGTTCTAAACTAACTCCCATCAAGAGGGAGACCATGTTCATACAACTGTTAGAAGGTCTACATCAGACTGAAGCAGAGGTTGTGATCAAGGCAGTAAATAAGAACTTACATAAGCGTTACAAGATCACACAGGCATGTGTGAAGGAAGCATTCCCAGAGATAGTCTGGGGTGGTAGAACATGAAGGTTCTTGTACATGAATGTGATCCTGTCAAGGATAACAAAAGAGATCTACCTGTTAATGCGTACATCGTTACGTATGAAAAGGAGGGAGCAGAGAAGCATGACATTGTTATCTGCACCTCAGTTGTAGAGATCTTTGATCATTACTACGACTTATATAAGAAAGGATTAAAGAAATGGGTGCAAGCAGATGGAAGAGTTCCAACAAGGCAGTGGAACAATTTGCAAGAACAAAAACAGGAACCAACGAAACCGAAGAAGGGAAGAAGATGAATCCCATCTATCAGTATAGAAAGTGGAACGACAAGACCGAGGAAGAGAAGCGAGACTTAGAACTTGCAAGTAAGATCCTTGGTTTTATTATAAATCCTTTCATACTGTGGGCAGCATGGAACATATGTATCCCTGCTCTCTTTGGTCTACCGCCTATAGGTTATGTCTATTCACTAGCACTATACACACTAGTTAAAATTATTAAATGAGTAAAGTTTGTCTTGTCTCCGTCACTCCTGACGCTGAAAAAACTATAGGATACATAGCAAGAGTATCTAACCCCAACAACCAAGAGAACCCTAAGGTTGAGAAGTTGTTAGAGTATTGTATTAAGCATGGACATTGGTCTATCTTTGAGCAAGCACACATGACACTAGAGATCAATACCTCTCGTGCTATCGGTGCACAAATCCTTAGACATAGATCATTTACTTTCCAAGAGTTTAGTCAGAGATATGCAAACACTGAACTACTTGGTACTAACATACCTGTACCCGACTTGAGGAGACAGGATGATAAGAACAGACAGAACTCTATTGATGATCTAGATGAAAAACAAGTATCGTTCCTACAAGGTAGGATCACACAGTATTTCGCTGAAGGCATTGACCTCTACAGTGAACTCATACGTGAGGGTGTTGCGAAGGAGTGTGCGAGAATGGTTCTCCCACTAGCAACACCAACCAGAATATACATGACTGGTAGTGCTAGAAGTTGGATGCACTATATAACATTACGCACTGCTAATGGTACACAGAAGGAACATGCAGACGTAGCGAACCTATGTCGAGATCATTTCATCTGTAACTTCCCATTAGTATCCAAGGCAATGGGATGGTGTCCTGATGCTGATGACTGCGATTGTAATGATGACTACTACAACGACCTACAACCCTGTTTGAGGATAGAACCCTAATGCCTAGATACGATTTCATAAACAAAGAGACTGGAGAGATCACTGAGGTGAGCATGTCTTTTACAAAGCTCGATAAATATAAAGAGGAGCACCCAGAGTTAGACAGATACTTTGGGAATCAAACACTTAAAACTACATATGGTCTTCCTAAACAGTCTGATGGATTTAAAGAAGTAATGTCTAAAGTCCAAGCAGCACACCCTAAAGCGAACCTTTCGAGGTACACCTAAATTATGCCAGTAAAGAAACGTAAGCAACAATCACCTGCCTCTATGAGTGCCAAGCAATTACGCAGGACAAAACCAATTAATCTTGATCATCTTAAGGTGATCGAACCACTGTCCGACAATCAAAAAACAGTCTTCGAATCGTACAAGGAAGGAAAGAACCTTGTACTACATGGTGCTGCAGGTACAGGTAAAACTTTTATCAGTTTGTATCTAGCATTGCAACAGGTACTTGACGTTTCTTCACCATATGAGAAAATATATATGGTTCGGTCTTTAGTTCCTACTAGAGAGATTGGTTTCTTACCAGGTGATCACGAAGATAAGTCTAATCTATATCAGATACCTTATAAGAACATGGTGAAATACATGTTCGAGATGCCTGATGAAGCATCCTTCGAAATGTTGTATGATAATCTTAGGACTCAAGCAACAATAAGTTTCTGGTCTACCTCATTCATACGTGGTACTACATTTGACAGGTGTATTATCATAGTAGATGAGTTCTCTAATCTAAATTTCCATGAACTAGATTCTATCGTTACTCGTGTTGGACAGGACTGTAAGATAATATTCTCAGGAGACTATTCACAATCTGATCTTATCAAAAGCGGTGAGCGTCAAGGTGTGCTAGACTTTATGAAAGTTCTACAAACAATGCCATCATTTGAGACTGTAGAGTTCGGTATCGAAGATATCGTACGCTCAGGACTTGTACGTGAGTATCTTGTATCCAAAATCCAACTAGGTTTATCGTAATGAAAAAATTTAATCATGTGGGTCCTGCATCAGAGTTGCAGGAATTAAAAACCCAAAACGTTGATGGTCAAAGGTTTTATCAAGCACCTTCTGGCAAATGGCTCCCCTCTGTGACTACTGTGGTTGGTAAGCAATCTATAGATGGTATCAGGAAGTGGGAAAAGAAAATAGGATTACTAAAAGCAGAAAAGATTAGACGTGCGTCAGCATGGAGAGGTACTCAGTACCATACTATAGTGGAGTGTTATTTAAACAATGAACCTGAGAAAATTGAGAAGAGCGAGGGTCTTCCCTCGTTCCTTTTTGGGGCTAGTCGTGAGGTGCTTGATCGTATTGATAATATTCATCTGTTGGAAGCCCCTCTCTATTCTACTGACTTGGGCATTGCTGGCCGTGTCGATTGCATTGCTGAGTTTGATGGCGAACTTGCTATTATAGATTTTAAAACTACCAATAGTATAAAGAAAGTAGAGTGGTTGGAAAAGTATTTCGTACAGGAATCAGCGTACGCTTACATGTACTACGAGAGGACAGGGATAGAGGTAGATAAATTAGTCACACTTTCTGTAGCAGAGAACGGTGAGACACAAGTAGAACAACGTTACGACAAGAGTCCTTATGTAGATACTCTTTGCGAATGGATTAAAGATTTTAAGATGTCTCTCCTTACAAGTTGGGCAGTCGAACAGTCAGGAGTAACACTGTGAAAGAATTAGAAGAGAACTTTATGACACAACCAAAGTTTAGTGCTTTAGTTGAGACCTGTGTGGCAGAATCAAATGGATTGATAAACTACATAGAAGCAGTAGCAACTGTGTGTGATGAGCATGGTATAGAAGTAGAGGTAGTAAACAAACTCATTTCTAAACCACTGAAGGATAAGATCAAAGCAAATGC